CCTACGTCTCGGTTGAAGTTGTGGGGTCGGTAGACCTCCACATCAACGATCCCCTCACCGTCACAAACCCAACAGTAATCAGGTTTTCTCTCTCGGCTATAAAATACCTTGTCAAAGATATCGCTCAACATAATCTCCATCGGATCAACCTTATGCATCTTCTTGCTCCACTTTTGAAATCCAATGCTCCAAACCCATTTCTTGTTCTTCCTCCCATCTCGCTTCTCGTTCCTTGATCTCTTCTTCCGTGAGCGTCCGACAATGGTGCTCACCCAACGTGAACTCGCCAACGCAATCCGTACCTTCGACCTCGTACTCCGCTTGGACTTCGATGCCCAACCGATACAGTTCTTCCCACACAGGAATAGGTGCGTCCCATGCCGTCCAACAAGTGAACTTGAAGTATGATGTCGGTATCGGGTAGTGGTCGTCGCGTACAATCTCTTCAGTAATCTGAATGTTCGTGACCTCCCACTTCGTGTTCCAATTTTCACAACGCCAGTCATACTGAGGGGATGTGCCCTTGCCATCGAAGGGTTGCCCAATAACGTGCAACGGTATCGGAAGAACCGTATCACAAAATCTCTGACGCTCCCTCAGTTCCCAGTAAATATGATTGACCATGCTCGTCTCACCGTGAAGATAAACTTCTTGCATACACCAGTTAGGCATTACACACCTCCACATCTAGACTGAGTTCATCTTTCATATAAGTTTGTATGCTCTCAACTTTCCCATCAGAGAAAGTCTCCATAATATGCACCTTGGTATCCAAATCAATTTCATTGGATGCAAGAAACCAATACCAGAAATCTTTACTGTCCATTACACTTCCTCCCTTTCAGGTTTGACACAAACTAAATCGCCATTCGAACATAGGTCATAACCCAACTGAGTAGTGATGCGGTTCATTGCAAAACAAATGTCGCCCCACTGTTTGTCGTAACTCTCGTCACCCTCTGGAATTAAATCCTCACGCATGGCGTGTAATGCATCCCAGATAACCTCCAGACTATCTGGGATGTCGCTTGAAATATACATGTTTGAGATGTCCATTATACGTCTCCCCCAACTGGTCGCTTCCAATGATCCAATGCTTCCGCTTCAGGTAGATCATTCAGGATAACCGCATCAGGCCAACGATAGGTAATGGCTGTGGACTTGTGATTGTGTGGGTGGTTGAACATATAAACCTTGCCCTCTTTATCACACTTGCGTCTTACAACTTTCCACTTCTTAAAAGTTCTTTTCATGTCTCTCTTGTGAAGCATGTCTTCTACTTGCTGACCACACCACAATTCAAAACTCTGAGACAAACCCTCTGGCATCCAATCGTGAACGCCAACGTCAAGGTTGGGTAATGATGCGAAGTACTCTTCTATCTCATCATACTTCTTGCGCCATGCACCTTGAACCTTGGTCAATGGTGATTTGTCATGAGGGTGTACATAGTCACATCCACCGTGACCATCGTTGCTTACATCGGCAAATGGTTTGCCGTCCAGATATACGACTGCGGTGTAGCAATAAGTTTCCTGACTGCCAGATGCAAAGTGCTTGATTGATTTCATTTCTAAGTTCATTGTTATTTCCTTTCGTAATTGTTGAATACTTGTAGTCTGCATATATCCAGACTGATGTCAACAAAAAAGTTGTGTTTACATTGTATACGGTATTTTTCCAGATTTTTTTTGTTCAGCCCAAAAGTAAAAAAATATCGTGTAAATCTTGTAAACAGCGTAAACGAGTGCACTATAGGTGGGGTCGGCTGTTTACACCTGTTTACAAAACGGCCTTTTTGTTTACACTTCGTGCCGCTTGTTTCCACAAGATGTTTGTTGTATCGTTGTGGGAATTGCAGAAATGCGGAAAAATAGCGTAAACAAGCGTAAACAGAAATGGCATCTATAAAGAAGAAAATTGAGGCCGAACATGATCGGCAATTGACCAACCGCCAGATGACTTTTGCACAGAAAATTGTCGAAGGTATTTACTCAAATGCAGAGTGCGCCAGACTTGCAGGTTTTTCTCCAGAGGTTGCACCGAAACAAGCATCTGTTCTTTTGAACGGCAGAGACTATCCCCACGTTGTGGAGTACATCGAAGAACTCAGACAAGAACGTGAGCGTAGGTATGGTGTGTCAACTATCGGACAGTTGGAACGCTTGTACAAATTATCTCTCGGTGCAGAAGAAGCAGGGCAGTTTTCTGCCGCTATCAATGCGGAGAAAATACGGTCAGCTTTGGGTGGTCTGACCATCGATAGACGAGAGACAATCAATACCATTGATCAGTTATCCAGAGACGAGATTACATCAAGACTTGCGGCATTACAGAAACAATATCCGCAAGCATTTCAAATAGAGGCAGACTACAAGGATATTACACCAGATGAGCAGAGGTCCAGAGGCGAACTTTTGGAGCACGATCCGCCACAATCTACCGAAGAAGTGCTTCGCAACTCGGATTGAAAACAAGCATGGGGGCGGTGTTCCCGATGTGCATTTTATCTGGGATGGGTTGTCGTTCTGGTGTGAGTTGAAAACAATCAAAAGCAATGCAGTAAACATCACTGCCCATCAAGTCGCTTGGAACATGGCATATTGGGCACGAGGTGGATCAAATTTTTTCTTGGTAAAGAGCCTCAAGGAGCGCGATATAATTTTATTTGACGGTGATCAGGGGGCTGATTTGATCAAGGGCGGAGTCTCTGCGGCTCAAGGTTCTCGGTTCTAGGATCCTGCGTCTTTGTTCTGCGCCCTGCGGCCCAGGTTAGAGCGCCGGATCTCTGCGACTCTGCGGCCCTGCGACTCTGCGGCCTAGTATATTTATTATATGTGGGCCAGGCCCATGGGGCAAGTAAAAAGGGCAGCCGCAGCTGCCCGGTTTTTAGTCTTCGTTATTAACTTCGACATTTATAAGCCAAGTAAAACCTTCGGGATTAAGCCCTAAGTCGCATAACTTTTCATAAATTATTTCGCAAATAACTTCTGCTTCTTTGTTTTCAAAATCTGTTAAATTAATTTCCATTTTTAATGCTCCACAATTGCGATTGATTTTGCTTGGCTCGATCCCTTGCACAATTTACACGCGGTACACTGGACGCGCCGCCCTGCTTCCTTGGATGCAGGACAAAGTGCTTCGTTCTTTTTGTCAATCTGTCCTAGATCCGCGACAACTCGGAATGTTCGCCGCCCTGCTTTCCAGTGCATAACTGCTTCGGTGTGACTATCGGCGGATTGCATTGCGATATCTGGACGCCATGGCTTTTGATGAGTATACGCCGTCCACGTCTCACACTCGGAAAGCAATTGATCCCAAACGTGAGACGGAACAGCAGCAGGATCGCCGTATGTACCGACGCGGACGAAACGACCGCGCCCTATTGTTGCCGCATCGCCAGTCTGATAGACGCCGCGCTTGTATGCTTTCCAAACAATTAAAACACCTTGCCCTAAGTTAACGTAACACTTGCGACCCTTGGCTTGCTTGCGGCTCGGATCCGTCGTCACTTCGCCGCGCATTGGGCAATCGCCACAAATAGAATAGTCTTCGCCAGTCTTTGAAGCTTCCAATGGGTTTATATCCGAGCGCAATATATAAGTCTGGACTACGTGCCCAGTCTTTGTATTGCGGTTTGAATAGGTGGCAATAACTACAATTGGTTTACCATCCAATAAGCTTTGCCCGTTGTAAATGATAGCTGACTTCATAAAAAATTAGAGGGGCTTTCGCCCCTCTCTCCCTAGTTATTCTTCGGTTAACATTCGTTCAAAGTCGGATACCGCATCGGCAATCGCGGCACGTTTAATTGCGCGGATATCAGATAGATTTTGTCTATCCAAGTAATTGCCGTTTTCAATATTCGCTTCATAAAACTGGATCATTCGTCCAAGTGTGCCAAGTTTAATATCTACTTTGACAACTAAAGACTTTTCATCGTTGTATGATTTTTTCATTGTTCTAGATCCTTCCGTAATAATTAAGAACACTTTCATTATATAGATATCCAACAAGTAAGCAACAACTAAATAACAATTCCTTGAAAGATTTTTGTGCAGGCCCGAGCCGGATTTGTGCAGGCCCTGCGGCCCTGCGGCCTTGTGTTTATATATTCAAAAGCCCTGCGGCCTTGCGGCCCCAGGGCTATCGAAAGGAAATGCCCGGTAACCCTGGGCCAGGGATTAGT